CGACCCGCCGCCTCACATCGTCGCCTGCCATGATCTCGACCTGATAGCGCTCCTGCGGCTCGTCCATCGGGATATCGAGCGCATCCCAGCCGTCGGCATCGACCCGACTGCGCCGGATCCAGGAGAGGGCGATATCGCCGTCTGCCTGCCTGACCGCCGCCAGATGCACCGGCGCAAGCGGCGTCTGCGCCCGCATACCGCCGGCAAAGACATACGGTCCCGAACGGCCGCCCCCGGCCCCAAGACTTTCCGCCAGCCAGTTCAGCGATCGGCCCCGTTCCTCGCTGGTGAGCCCCAGCGGCACGACAGCCTCGTCCAGCACGACGCATGCCGCACCCGCCTCGGCACCGGCCGCAGAAGCGTCCTCGGTTCCGGCAAGCCCGCGCAGCAATCCCGAAAGCCGCCAGCGTTTGGCCGCGATCTCCTCGGCGGATGTGAAGCCGATGATCTCCCAGACACCGTTCGCCGCCATGACCGCGATGCGGTTCTCGCCGGCCAGCACCGCCTCCTCGTCGGTCGAGGCCAGCCCGCCGAAATGGAGATCGATCTCCAGCTCGTTCGCATGGTCGAACCGTCCGGCGACACCCGGCAGCAAGGCTGCGGCAAGCACACCCACCCGCGCCGGGCGATCGACCACCACCCGGGTCCGGTATCCCTCATTGGTCGTCGAGGAAGAGATCGCGATCCGCTTCCACGGCCGGCAATAGGCGGCGATGCAGGCGAAACTTTCGGGTGCGGCATCGGTCAGTCGCGGCAGGTCCATGAAATGCAGGATCGGCTGAAACGCGTCGGAGACGCCGCCGCCGCCCGTAGTATTCCTCGGCCCACCGGCACCCGTAGCGTGGGATGGCGGCAATGGCGCATGCTGCCGGGCCTCGATCCGCCGCACCGCCCCCTCCTCGATCCGCTCGACGAGGAAGACACCGTCCGGTCCATCCTTCAGCCGCAGCGCGTCGCCCACCTCCAGCGCTTGATCGGCCGGCGAAATGGCAAAACTCACCGTCGTGCGCGATATCCGCTGCGCACGCAGCGCCATGTCCACCGCGCCCAGCGCCGTCTCCTCGGCCAGCGTCGCCGGCAGGTCGTAGCTCAGCACCCGTCGGCTTTCCGCCGCGACGGGCCGTGAGCGCACGCTCGCCTGCTCGTAGTCCAGCACCGGATTGCAGGAGGTCAGCACCGCCTCGGCGGCAAAATCGCTGTCATGCCCACGGTTCTGCGACCAGAGCGGCTCGTCCTCGATATCGGCCAGAACCGAAATCTCCCGCGCCGCAAGGCTCGCCCCCAGCCGTGAGCGGAATTGCAGCCTGCCGCCATCCTCGAGCGCATCCACCTGAAACGCCGCCATCAGCGGTTCGAGCAGCGTCCGCGCCGAGGTGAGATCAGCCTGCACATAGCCGGCGAGATCGCCGGTAACGCCCGAAACGTCGAAATCCTCGACGCCATGATCCGTCAGGATCGCCGCTATCGCATCCGCCAGCGTCGTTGCGCCCAGCCTGCCGTTCAGCCAGTGTCCGGTGCGCCAATTGCCGCCGTCGCTCCACACAGAAAGATCATCCGGAAAGGCCGGCTGCGGCCGCGCATCCCAGGTCCAGACGAAGAGATGATCCGGATCGACCATGCCGTCCGGTGCGCCCCTACCTTGCCAATGACCATGATGGGCTTCGAGAAAGCGCCGCTGCTGGCTGTCCGATCGGCTGCCGGCGGAAAAATAGGGAAGATTGCTCTCCACCGATTTCGGATCGACGAAGACATTCGGCTGGTTCGCCCCCTTGTCCACCGCCGGGCAACCCAGCTCGGTGAACCAGACCGGCTTCATGCCGGGCATCCAACCCGTCGCCACCGCCCTTTCCGCCCCGTTCACCCGCTCGAAATGCCGGTTCGACCACCAGCCTTCGATATCCTTGTAGCGGAACACCCAGGGCTTGCCCGCCAATCCGTCGGTGATCGGCGAGCGCACCCGGTTCACACGGTCAGCAGCGCTCGCATAATACCACTCATACCCTTCGCCGGCCGCAATCTGCCCCGCCATCGCGGCCGCATCGTCGCGCGATGCAAATCCGTCCGGGTTCTCCGCCGCCAGATCGCCATCGCGCCAGTCGGAGAGCGGCATGTAATTGTCGATGCCCACCGCATCGATATCCGCAGAGGCCCAGAGCGGATCGAGGTTGAAGAAGACGTCCCCCGATCCGTCCTGCGGGTGATAGCCGAAATACTCGCTCCAGTCGGCGCCATAGGTGATCTTCGTCCCGGTTCCGACCCGTGTCCGCACACCGCCCGCCAGATCGACCAATTCCTCGACGAACGGAAATCGATCGGCCTCGTCGCGTATCTCTGTCAGCCCGCGCAGCTCAGACCCGATGATGAAGCCGTCGACACTGCCCGCATCACCGACAAGATCCGCATAATGCAGCACCATGCGCCGATAGCCTTCACCACCTGCGCTGAAGGCCTCGACCTGCGACCGCGCCGCCGCCGTCCTGTCCACCGTGCCAGCCTGCCCGGGCGCCGGATGGCAAGTGATCCGCCCACGCCAGGGATAGGCCGATTGCTCGGCCCCGCCATAAGGATCGGCAAGGCCATTGCCCGGCGCAACATCCATCATCACGAAGGGATAGAGATAAACCTTCAGCCCGCGCGCCTTGAGATCGGCGATCGCCGCCCTGACGCTGGCATCGCTTGGCGTACCGCCATAGGCCGGCCCGCCATCGCGCCGGCTGACCAGATGTGCCTCGGCGCGCGAGATGCCGGCCACGGACCACGGATCGCTCTCGTCCTGCCGCGTCTCCACCTCGACACCCGGCACGATATGGCAATTGCCGGCGCGCAGATCGGTGCCGAACCACGACACGACCAGCGCCACCCGTTCAAGCGCGGGGCAAAGCGCCTGCAGCTCGTCGAGCGAGGCCTGCCAGTCGGTCAGCGCCACCGTCGTATGGCGGTTGATGATGCGCCCGCTGCCCTCGCCGGTCTTTTCCGTCACCTGACGCGTCTGGTAGCCATGCTCGGTCGCGCCGGGGATGATCGTCACCGCCCGGATCTGGCTTTCCAGCCTGCCCACCGGCCGCAAGACCTCGAACTGCAGCAGCGGAATGCGATTGCCGAATGCGTCGAGCGGCAACCGTTCGAAGACGACATAGGCAAGCCCCCGATAGGCCGGCGCAAATCCCTCACCCTGCTTCGCCTCGATCAACGGATCGGGCAGTTGCTCGTCGTCGCCCCGATAGACGCGCATCTCGATCGCCGTCAGGTCGATCTCGCGACCGTCGGCCCAGACGCGCCGCACGGCCGCGATCGGCCCCTCGCACAACCCGACGGCGAAATTGGCGAAATAACGAAACGTCTCGACCCGCGGCCCCGTCGCCTTGCCGCCTGTGCGCTCGCGCGTCACCTCTTCCTCGAAACGCGTCGCCCAGATCAGCGTCCCGCCGATCCGCGCCGTCCCGTAAAGCCGGTTGATCGCCGTCCCTTCATCCGCGCCGGGAATACGCGCGGTTCCAAGCCTTGCGCCCGAGATCGTCTGCCCGCCGCCCAGCAGAGCCCGATCGACCATGCTGCCGGCCAAAGCGCCCGCAGCCCGGCCGACAATCGCCCCGACCGGTCCGAACACACCACCGAGCGCCGCACCCGCCGCCTGGAAAAGAAGAGTGGCCATAAGCTCTCCCCACGCAGCCGTGTGTCACCACTGGATGCGCGTCAAAATTGTGATAGCGTGTCAGCGTTTGGGAGCAAAAGCAGCATGCGTCGAGCCAGCCCGGCGCATCAGCGACGATAGGCTACGCTGACTTTGGCAGAAGCCCTGCTTTCGAACCTGGAGGTGATGTTATGAGGCTCACGCCGATTAGCGTTGCGCTTATCTTGAGGGTGACCCGGACGGGCTGGTCTATAGCCGTCCGGATCCATTTCAAAAGATAAGTCCACGGTGGGCGGGGCTGCAACCTCGCTCACCACTTCAGCAATATACGCCAAGCTTCCGCCGGTTTCAATCAATCCGTGTCGGTGGAAACCGATGCACCGCCGCAATCCGCCGTCTCCACGACGGCACCAGCGCCGAGCGCGTCACCGCTGCCTGTTCGTAGGCGTGAATGAAATGCGCCGGCCCTACGAGAATACCCGCATGCTTGGCCGCGCAATCGGCCCGCCAGCGAAACAGCAGCAGATCGCCCGGCTCGGCGGCAGCGAGAGGTACGGGCTCACCGAACAGCCTGCGCGCCGCGTCCGACAGCCGATCCTCGCCACTGCGTTCAGCCCAGTCCGGCGCATAGGGCGACACCGCCTCCGGCTCTTCGCCATAAAGCGCGCGCCAGAGGCCGCGCACCAGCCCGATGCAGTCGCAACCGATACCCTTCGTCGCCCCCTGGTGGCGATAGGGCGTGCCGATCCACCCTTGCGCCAGCGCAACGATCCGGTCACCCATCACGCTCATTCGAAGACCGGGCCGCCGTCATGGACCCGCTCCCCGTCGGCATAGGAATAGGCGAAGTCGGCACCCGGCACATGGGGAAAGCCGCGAAAATTCAGCTGGTTGGCGAAGCGCGCCCGGCAGGTGGCGAATGTCTTGTCGCAGCCGGCCGTCACGCTGAAAGCCCGACCGATCCCGACCTCCTCCTCCAGCGGCAGCCACAGAGACAGCAGCGCCGTCCCGTCCGCGCGCCGTTCATGGCCGTCCAGTTCGAGGGACAGCCCGCCCGAAAACTCGATCCGCCCCTGCCGGAAATACCCGCTGGCGAATCCGCCCAGCCCCGAAACGACAAGCCGGCTCCGGTCGATCATCTCGACCACCGTCCCCTCGCCCCGCCAGGCCGCAAGGTTCAGCCGGCAGCGCCCGTCGCCGAGGCTGGCGTCGCAGCGGCGGTTGTAAAGCCTGCCCTGCGGCTGGTTCAGCCGATGCGCCAGACTGCGCAGCTCGGCGCGGAACTGTCCGCCTGCGCGCACCACTTCGCCGATCTCGCGGACATTGAGCCGCATATGCTCTTCCGGCGCCGCCCAGTTGACGAGAAACAGCTCGACCTGCGCCCCGTCATAACGACCGCTAGCCAGGTCCGCCTCGTCGATTGCCGAGCTGGAAAAGCCGCCCGCCACCTCGTCCGCATCGGCGCCCAGCCCCGCGGCCTGCTCGCTTTCGCTCGCCGCAAATCCGCTCGCGGCCAGAAATGTCGTGCCATCGAAGGCAAGGTCGCGGTCGTGGTCGGTAAAGCCGATCACCGCGCCGTCGCGCCGCGTCACGCGCCAGCAATGGCAGGTGGTCGTCGCCTCCCTTTCCAGATGCGCCTGCAGCGCCGCCGGTATCGTCCTCATGCCAGTATCTCCGTCAGCGGAATGGAAGGAATGCGCCCGGCATCGAAATGGGCGAGATTGACGTCGATCCGGTCGATGTCGAAACGCACCGGCACGTCGAATTCGTATCCCGCCTGCACCAGCACCCCGGCATCCGGCACATGACCGGCGGCAAACGTCACGATCCCGGTTGTCACATCAACCGAGTATGCCGTCTCCGAAACCTCGACCCCATCGACGGACACGACCACCGTCCCCGCCACGGGCTTGGCAATCCGCCGCGTCCAGCCGCCGCCGGCATCCTGATAGGCCTTCACCAGCGAAAACGCCGCCGTCGTTCCGTCGCCGGTCCCGATCACCTGATCCTGCGCCGACACAGTCCCGCCCGGCGCACAGGATGCCCAATCCACCGGATCGCGAAACCGAAACCCGTAGAGCTGCCCCCTGCGGGCCTCGAAGAATTCCAACACGGCATAGAGGTCGGCGAGCGATCTGATCCCGGATCCGGCATCGTAACTGCGACGACTATCCCGCCAGCGCTGGTTGCGCTGCTCGCGCCCGTTGGAGAGGCTAACGATGTCGGTGCGCCGCACCGGCCCGCCGCTTGCCCCGAGCGCCACCCGCAGCGGAAAGCGCACCTCGTGAAATCCGCTCATGTCGCCTTCCCCCTAAAAAAAACCGTGCCAAACGGCACGCATCGACGCTCACCAGCAAACCCGCCCCTCACAGACCGCCGGCCCCTTGCCGGTCAAAGCCCGCGCCGACCGCGCATGACGCTGCGCGCCAGCATGGCCGAGACCTGGCCCTCGCTCTTTCTGAAACTTGCGGCATCTGTCGCCGTCACGTTGAAGACGATCTGCGGCATGCCGCTGCCACCTGCGCCTGCAGCCACGCCCAGCGCGCCGTCCGGCCCCCGTTTCAATGGCAGGATCGCCTCCGGCCCCGCCTCGCCCATCAGCCCCGTTCCACCATCGAGCGGAAAGTAACTCGGCGCGCGCACCACCCCGCCATCGGCAAACGGCGTCACCGAGCCGAGGGCCGAGCCGACCGCATCGCCGATCAGCCCCTGCAGCGGCTTCAACCCGGCCGAAAGGGCGATATCCGCCAACCGGTTGCCTAGCCCGCGCAGCACATCCTCCAGCCCCTTGCCGCCGGTGGTCGCCGATCTCAACGCGCCGGTCAGCGCCGCCCCGAACCGCTGCGACCGCGCCTCCAGATCCGCCATCACCCCGGAAAGGGCCTCGGCATTCGACAGCGTTTCGGACATGGTGGTGTCGTCATTTTCCATGGTGATTGTTCCTCGTCGAGCTGCCGCTCATTCGGCTGGGTGTTCTTCAAGCGCTTGCACTGGCTATAGCCTGCCCCTCATCCGCCTGCGGTGGTTGCGCGTGCCCCCCACCCCGCCTCCGCTTCGCTCGGCGCACCCTCTCCCCGCAAGCGGGGCGAGGGGGAACGGAGACCTTGCGGCATATCCCCTTCGCCCCGCCTGCGGGGAGAAGGTGCCGGCAGGCGGATGAGGGGCGGCCGCATCCTCCGTATGAGGATAAGGGGCAGCCACACCCTCCGCAGCCAAATCAGCCCAAAACCTCACCCATCCGGAAACGCCCGCATCAGCGCGTCCAGCCCATCCCGCCCGATCGCCGCTCCGCGCGGCTTTGCACCACCGGCCATGGTAAAAAACTCCACCGGCGTCAGCGCCCAGAAATCCCGCGGTGAAAGCCGCAGCAGGCAGAGGCCGACATGCAGGACCGCGTCCCAGGGAAAGGCTCGCGCCGCTCCCTGCCGCCCGTCACCCTGCCCATCCGCGAAATCTCCACCCGCTGCGGCCCTCAAGGGTTTGCAGTAGGCGCCCCTTCCGACGCATTCTGCCCCCCGGCGAATGTCGCCGTCAGCAGCTCGCCGACGATACCGGCATAGGTGCCGATCCCACCCTCGACGCTCATCGCCGCCACCTCGTCGTCGGAGATGAGATTGCCGCCACCACGTAAGCCCGCGCCGATGATGCGGATCATGTCCGCCGCCTTCAGCCGGCCAGAGGAAAAGCGGGCCGCAAGCCCCGTCAGGTCGTCGACGGCAAAGGCCGTCTCCAGTTCGGCCAGCGCGCCCAATGTCAGGCAGAGGATGCGGCGCTCGCCGTCCATCACCGCCTCCACCTCGCCGCGCCGCCGGTTGGCCCGTGCGCCCGGTATCGCAAGCCCCTGCACAGAAGGCCCCGCCATCACAGCGCCCCGAAAGTCAGCGCACCGGCTGATTCCAGCGCCAGCTCGAAGCGCACCTCGCCATTGTGCTCACCGGAATATTCGAGCGCCGTCACCTGGAACGGCCCGGTGATCGTGCCGAAACTGGGGATGACCACCTGCCAGTTCAGGATGGTCGCGGAAAAGAAGGCGCTGCGCACCGTCGCGTCGCTCGCCTGGTCCTTGAAAATGCCCGCACCGGTCAGCGATGCCCGCTGCACGCCGGCGCCGCCCAAAAGCTCGCGCCAGCGCCCGGCGCTCTCGGCATCGGTCACATCGACCGTCTCGGCATTGAAGGCGAGCCGGCGCGAACGCAGCCCCGCCACGGTCGCGAATGTCCCGCCGTCATCGACCTTCAGAAGCAGGTCCCTGCCCTTTTGCGCTACCATGCCGTCACCCTTTCCCATCGGCCGTCCCGGTTGGCTCCGGTCGGCCTTTCCATGTCCGGTTTATGTGGATGTCATCTTTTGTCGGGATGCTACTTCTCCGCCTTCGCATGACCTGCTACAGCCCAGTTGCCTTCCCGTCCGAGACTGCCGTCCCATGAAGACCTCCCTCCGCTCAGCCCAGACCGTGGGCGTCCTCGCCGTCACGCAGCTGATCGGCTGGGGCACGACCTTCGAATCCATCGGCGTGCTCGGCCGCAGGCTGGCGCCGGATCTCGGCCTGGCAAACGAAATCGTCTATGCCGGCCTGTCGGTGATGATGATGGTCAGCGCGCTTGCAAGCCCGCTGGTCGGGCGGATGCTCGATCGCCACGGCGCCGCCCGCGTCATGGCGGCAGGCTCGTTATTCTTCGCCGCGGGCCTCGTCGTGCTCGCCATCTCGACCGGCATCGTCACCTATGCGGCAGCCTGGATCATCCTCGGCATCGGCGGCGCCTTCGTGCTGTCCGCCCCGGCCTATACGGCCGTGGTCGAGCGCGAGGGCGCCAACAGCAAGCGCACGATCGCCATCCTCATGCTGTTCACCGGCCTTTCGGCGACCATCTCCTGGCCCCTGCTCAGCCTGTCTTCCGACATGATCGGCTGGCGCATCACGCTCCTCATTGCCGCCGGCCTGCACGCCTTCGTCTGCATACCGCTCTATCTTTTCTGCCTTCCCAGGCCGATCCCGTTTTCGAAATCGGGCGATGCGATCGATCTTGCCCCGGTTCCGCTCACAGCGCGCAGCCGAAAAACGGCCTTCGTTCTGGTGGCGGTCACGACCGCGATCGCATCCTTCGTCACCTTCGGACTGTCGCCGTCGCTTCTGGAAGTCCTGCGACAGATGGGCGCGACGCCGGAATTCGCCCTGCAGCTCGCCGCCGCTCGTGGCGTGCTGGGCATCTCGGCTCGCGGCATCGACATGCTGCTCGGCAAGCGCGGCAACCCTTTCCTCACCTCCGTCGCGGGATCCAGCCTCATGCTGGCGGGCTTCGCCTGCCTGCTCCTGCTTCCCTCATCGGCGTTCAGCCTGTGGATTTTCATCATCCTCTACGGCTTCGGCGCCGGCATCCTCGTCGTCGCCCGGGCGCTGCTGCCGCTGGCGCTGTTTTCGCCGCGCGAATACGGCCGCCAGGCAACCAGGCTCGCCATGCCGCAGAACATCGCCAATGCGCTCGCCCCGATCATCTTCACCGCCCTGATCGATCGCACCGGCATCGCCACCGCGCTCATCTTCGCAATCGCGCTGGCCGCCGTGGCGCTCACCGCCATATTCATGCTGATCGGGCTGGTCAGGAAGGCGCATGCGGTCAGCCCAGAGCTGCCGCAATCTCCTTGACCGGTAGCAGCAGCGTTCGCTCCAGCCCCTTGGCCTGCCGAAAACCGTAGCGGCCGTAGAACCTCACCGCGTCGTCATCCAGCGCATGCACCATGACGGCGCGAAAGGCGATGGTCTCCGACGTGGCGAGAACCGAAAGCAGGGCATGCCTCAGCAATTCGCCGCCGAGCCCACGCCCCTGATACGCCCTGTCAACGGCAAGCCTCGCAAGCAGCGCGACCGGTATCTCTCCTGGGGCCTGATGGCCTTTCACCTGCCGCGGAGAATGCTCGCGGGAAATCATGCCCGCGCAGAGCGAATGGTAGCCGACGACGCTGAAATCACCATCCGCGATCACGTAGGTGCGGCTGTAGCCCTGCACCTGATTGTGCAACGCCATGGTCTTGAGAAACACGTCCAGCGCCGGCTTGCCGCTGTCGAAGCTTTCCCGGTTGTGGTGGTCCTGCAGCAACGCAGGCCTGCGAAAGTCGGACCCTTTCGCCATCACACAATTCTCAATCCAGCCATCGCCGCTGCGACCGCATCAACGCAGCCAGTTTCTCATTGCGTCGTGCCGGCTCGGTCAGAAGTTCCTCCACCGCATCGAAAACGGTTGCATCGACATGCACGAAACGCTGGTTGAGCAACTCGGTCTGTGCAGCCGCATAGGCTGCTTCGGTCATGAATGCCGTCACGGACTTGCCGGACGCCTCGGCAGCACGCGCAATAAGGTCACGGGTACCGGCATCGACCCGCAGGTTGATCGTCTCGGTTTTCCGTATCGCACCCATGCCGGCACCTCATTTTGTGTGGACAATGCATGTACACCAACTTAGCTTCGATATCAATCCGAGCGCCCCCGTTACCTTGCCAACGATCTCCAGCGGTCGCGGTCAATCCCGCGTAACGACCTTGTTTCGCCGCTTGCGATCCAGGTCGAGAATGCGCCTGCGCATCTCTTCGTAGAAATCTTTCGGCAGCATGCCGTAATCCCATCGGCCCGGATCGTCGGGCCGGGGCCTCAGGTCGTATCCCGGCCAGATGAATCGGTTTAGCTCGTCGAGCCTCACCCAATGGCGCGCATCGTCCAAACCAAGACTGCGGGAAAGTTTTGGGGGTATCTCGAGCGAAGCTTCCTCTGCCCCCGCCATCGGCGGCGCGTGGGTGACTGGCGCGACGATCGTCTGTATCGCGCCATCCCGATCATACGCAGCAACCACGATCGCACATGGGCGATCCTTGGCCGCTTCGACAGCCC